AGTTTCCGCTTCTATATCCCTCATTGACATGCCACTTGTGAGGTAAAGGTCAAACAGTTTTACATCGTACCAATGCCAATTAGATTTAGATATGTCTACTTTATTTAGCAGTTCACCATATGCTTGTTCAGAATGTATACTATCTATAAATGGTAAATCCTCCAAGACATCAATAGATAACTTTTGAATCTTAGAGGATTGTTTCTTGTAAGAAATGAAAATAGATCGTAGTGTAAAATAAATATAACCTTTGTTAACTTGGTTATCCTTTACTATCTTTTCTTCAGTTGTATAGTTTAAGCATCGTAAATACATCTCTTGTACTATATCTTCAGCGTAATCATTGCAGCCCCAAGACCTAACGAGTTTAACCCATTCAGTGTGATGTTTAGATATGTAGCTTAACCACGATGCATTCATGCGGCTAATATACGAAAGATTTTGATACGTGCAAGTATTACTTCAAATTAATTGTCATCACCCCAAAGAAAGCGGTTAATAATATCCCTGCGATTACTAGCGAAAAGAGGGCTATTAGGATTAGGGTTTGTTTAGTCATACCTCTACTGATTTTTAAGTATTTCTTCTAATTGGAGGATGGTTGTTACCCCTCCATAATTTCCTCCTCTCGCATCTGATTGTAGTTGTCGAGTTTTTCTTGTTCAACTGCTGACCAGTCAACGTAGCTAAACATTAGGTCCGCTAAGGTGCATAAGTCTATATTCTCTGACCAATCCCATTCGATTGAGTTAATTATTAGTTCATCTTCTGATAAGTCATAGTCAATATCATATACCTCAATATCTCTATCGTCTAAGCAGATAGTGAATGATGTTTCTAGTCCTGTGAATCCGTGTAGTTTCATTGTTCAAGTTGTTTAAGTAGTTCGTCTGCTATTCTAACACAAGCAGACATATTATCAATATCATTTATAATAACTTTTGAATTTGACATTAACAATCCTTGCATTGCTAATCCTGCAAAGTATTCACGTTTTGTTAAGCCTGCGCTATCTGCTTTTAATTCGTTCCAGTCTAATATTGGATTAATTGGTTTCGCTCCATTTTTCATAATCAGTAATTTCCGTTGTTAAGGTTGCCTTTGTAGATTCCGATTGAATCATTAAAATATGCAGCAAACATATCTCCATCAATCCCGCATTTCCCTAAATAAACAATCTTGTTAAATTCTTTTGGCTTATCAGTAGTTATACCCCATCCTTTTTTTGAATAACTAAAATGCGTAAACTCCACGCCTTTACTTTCTTCTTTAGGTTCTTCACCTATCATAATTACTTTTCTCATATCCTTTAGTTTTCTTCAAATATACTCCTTTCCTCTATACCTTATTCAAAATTGTGATAAGCGGTTGTTATTCGTGATGGGTGGTAAATCTATCAAACCACTCAACAAACTCATCGAAGCTTCTAACTATAATGTAAATACCTCCAGCACGTTCAATTGATTCCTGATATTGTTTCTGCACCTCGCTTTGTCTGTCCTTTTGTTTAATCTCAATCTTAACCGACCTTCCTCTAATCGTTGCGCTTATATCTGCTGAGCCTTTAGTTCCTTGTGTTGGAATGTACTTACCTTTCAGCTGGCGTTCATTCTCACCTACCTGAATCTTTGCACCCTCAACATACGTTCCTTGTGTAGATATCCGTTCAGCTTGATAACCTTCGTAGTTGATTAAATCAATCACACATTTAGTCAATCCGTTTGCACTCGTGTCGCTCCATGTCTTGCTAGGTATAGCGTGAGGTGGGAAGTTAGGATACTTCACCGCCATCTGTTTGTAATGGTGGTCTAGTAAGCGTTGTTTGTTTGCTTTGGTCATCTTTCCTTCAATCGTTTAACTTCTAATTCTAGTTCATTTATCCTTGCACTTTGTTTCATCATTCTACGCCAAATGAATAGTAGCGAGTTGTACGTCTTGTGTACCGAATCAATCCTAACCTGATTAGGTAAGTCTTTACCTTGCTCCTCAATTAATGTGCGCTCAGTTCTGTTAATGATTTGCCTTAGTTCGTATTCGGCTTTTTGAATCTCTATTTTTAGGAATGCACCGTTATCAAATCCTTTATCTTCTAATAAGATTTTAGCAAACTTAACTTCTTCTTCCATCAGTTTTTTAATACTAAGCATTTTAGTACCTTCACTAAACTGTTGAGCATTTCCTACTGTTGGAAATCCTAATCCTGTTGCTGTTCTTTCTTCACTCATATCGTTCTGTTTTTAATTATAAATTTTTTAACTCCGTTGCTTAGTTGACTATCATAGTCTAAGCCATAAAACTCGCAATACTTCTTAACGTGCTTTGTCACCATGTTTTTAGTCTTAGCATCAAACTTTCGTTGCATATTTGATAAGTAAGTATTGTAAAAGTCATCAGCGTTAACCCATTCATCTTTAGTTATCATCTCAATACACTCAAACAACTGGTTACTTATTTCTAATTTCAACTTCTTAAATGGTAAACTAATAGCTTTGTAAGGTACTAGACCGCTTTTAAGATACTTCTTAATACATTCCATCATGTAGCTGTCAAACCTAGCCCATTCCAACTCATTCCAATCATCAAACAATCTATGACCAAAGAAGTCGATTGGTGTATGTAATGAGTTAAAGAAAGTACTTAGTTCTAATTCAAACTTACGTGCATCGTGTGAACCTCCTGATCCTTTTAAAGTATAGTTAGTTGTTATTAATATTTTTGGGCTTTCACTTATTGGTAGCTTAATAGTATTCTCACCCTTGTAAGTTATATCAATGCCTTCAGTAATTACACTAAATAGTTTATCGAATTGAAAGCCTTTATTAACATCATCAAACACTAATAACTGGCAGTCAGTTTGAACTGATTGATACGGAAACGGTGAATTAAAAGTAAATCCTTTACCATTTATTGAAGTTACTTTCTTTAAATTGCTTATAGCATTCCAAAATAAACCTTTACCACTTCTTCCGTTTGGATCGTCACTAATCAATTCATCGTTTAAAATTATAGCTCTACTGATTGGAGATGTATTATAACTGTGTAACAAGTAACCAATAGCACTTTGAAATGAGTTATAACGTTCAACATCTTCACCGCTTATTTTCCAAATGAATTTACGGTACTCACTATCGTGATGGTCAGACTGTATGTAGTCACGTTTAATAACTTGGTCTTTCCAAACGTTAACATTGTATTCTGCATAGCTTCTTAATACCGTTTCATTAGGAGTAACTTCTGCAATACCATTTTGAAAGAATAGATAGCATTTATCTTTAGTATCTCTCAGTACTTTGATTTCTTCAGTATTGATTAACGAAAGAAAGTCACGCTTAAATATTGAAGTTCTGGAGCTTATCATATTGAATACCTTTTCATCAAAGTTACTACTTAGAATGTAATCCAATACAAAGTCTTTAATCTGTACATCTTCTTTAATCTCTAAAAATATACCCTCTTTCTTTATGAAGTTGTAATCACTTCGTTGGTTAGGGTAATTCTTGAAAAAAGAGTTGCGTTCAAGCCATGACTTAAAAAGAAAGTTGTTAAGTGTTACCCTTCCATTCTCAGCAGTTGACCAAAATATATCGTCTGTCATAAAATAAGTTTTTTATAAGCCACCCAACATTTAAGTGGGTGGATAAATTAATATTAATACTTTAAACTTACCTTGTTTCTTGAACGATAGTTGTAAATGTCTTCTATAAGAGTTTTGTACTGCTCACGATTTACACAATCAACTAGCGCAGTTGGCTGAATTCTAAGTTTATGCATAAATTCATTAAAATCAAAAGCCTCGCATCTAAATAAAGTAATCATAGTGCCAATAAATCTAGAGCTGTTGTAGCCTTTAAAGTAAGGTTTAATCATTCTTATTTTATTCGCCCATTCTTGTGCCAAATCAAAATCTTTACCTAACCAAGTTCCATCCTCAAAAACTTCTTTGTTTTCCGATAGTCTTAAATGTGTCGCATCTGTTGTATTATTACAAAAAGCTAAACAAGATGCAAATGAAAAGTCATTATTTTTAGATAAAAAATTTCTAAACTTTATATAAGACTTAATACCCATGTCTGCATATCCATTCATAAAATCTTTTTTTGCCCAATTCTTTTGGTTCAGATTTAATGTGTGAACTTCATTTAAGGTATATCCATCCATAATAATGTAGTAAACAAATGAATTTGCTTCTTGTGCTGCCATTAAACGATGCTGCCCATCTATAACCTCAAAATTTTCATTCACTAAAATAGGATTACATTTCATTCCATATACACGAATAGAATCTGCAAGTCTCTTAATGCGTTGCAAGTTTGGAACTCTGTTACCATCAATTTGTTTAAAGATTGATAAATCACTTGTCTTGTAAACCTTGTTTACTTCTTGACCATTTTGCACTTGACTACTATTGTTCGTCATTGGTGCTGCTTTTGTGTTAAACATATTTGTTTGTTTTAAAAATTACATAGCAATAAAAAACCCCTATCTTCAAGGGGTCGCAGCCTATCAGATAAGGGTCTTTAAATTAAATTCCTTTATATTGTAGTCAATCTGCGCATTGATTACCTGACAAATATAACTATATTATTTTAATAAACAAGCAGTAAAAAAGTAAAAAGTTAAAAATACTTTATTACTCACTTTATTACTGTAAAAAGTCAACGTTTATAGGACTTGTAGAGCAATAGTAAAAAAGTAAAAAAGTTTTTGCCATTGAAAAATAAAAAAAGTTTGACCGTATAATTATAATATATCTATAATGACTAGGGTTTTTTTTCTTACTTTTTTACTAAATCGGTTTAGTACCCCGTAAACACTCAGAAAAAAGTAGTAATAAAACAGTAATAAAGTTGAAATAATGCCAAACTTTATTACTGAAAAAACCCCTCACAATGGAGGGGCTTCTAAATTAAATGTGCTAATTAATAGCTCAATGTTAAGATCATTTCAAAACGGTAAATCATCAGCTGGTAATGGTGCGCTTTGTGGTGAAGTTGGTAACGGTGGCTGCATATTGCTTACTGGATTAATAGTTGCTTCAATCTTCCAACCTTCAATCGTATTAAAGTACTTATCCTCACCTTGTGGATTAGTCCACATACGACCTCGCAAGTTCACTCCAATTGTAACTTCAGCACCTACTGATAACCCATCCAATAAGCTGCATTTATCCTGAGTGAATTGTATCTCAATTTCTTGAGGATATGTGTCACTAGTTACAACTACTAGTGTACGCTTACTAAACTTGTCGCTAACTACCTGAGTAGCGTTTACTAATTTTACTTTACCTGATACTTCCATAATTTAAAAACTTAATTGTTCAACTCCTTTATTCATTTGTATATTCAATTCATGCGCTTCTTTTAGCGCAATCTCACTCCATTCTTGTACTGATTTTAATACTGGCTTTGCATTTGTCCCTAAGTTAATTAAACTTTCTCTATTAATCGACCAAACTTTTAAAGGTTTAAGAGCTTCAGGTCTATATGATCCAAAGTACAAAGTCGATAGTTTAGGATTGACAGTAAAATAATGTACACATTGATGTACATAGTCTAGTGGAATATCCGCACTAAGACAGTTTTCAACGTGCTTCTTAGCTGATGGACACTTGACCTCAAAACATATAGTTTCATCTTCTGTAATCGCATCAGGGCTAATGCCTAAGATAGGACACTCAACCGATTGAAGCCATCCAACTGATTCTACTTGAACACCAGTGTACTGCATCATCTCAAATATTGCTTCAGGCTCTAACTCGTTACCTCGTTCCATCGCAGCTGATTGATAACTTTCTTCGTGTACATATTGCTCAGTATATTCAGCTAACATCTCAAGGTAAAGTGTATCACCTTTAGTGAATAAACCTTTTGATCGTGTACCGCCAACTTTAGCCCATCTAACCTCCATCCATTCTGGAGTCCCTTGTATAATATCTTTTCTTGTAATCATCTTAATTTAATTTAGTTTTCATTTCATCTTTCTTTGCAACCACAACTGTTAAACCTTGCTCGGCTTTAGATAAGCTCATGTAACGCTCTTTAAGGTCATCTAGTGAAGTTGCTAAGCTAAGCACATTTAAAGCTGCTGTAGCGTCAATAGTTGGTGCTACGTTCAAAGCCTTTCTAATTCTAACACCACCTACTATTTGACCTTTCATTTTAACTGTTGCATCGATATACAATTCAACTGTTACTGGCATCTTCCAAGTGTTCAGATTAGCACCACCATTGCACAATCTTCTGATCGTTGCGGCATTGGTTGCGTTAAGTACTAATGGTTTAATTGATTCGCTAAAGTAAGCTATGTTAAAATTACCTTTGCTCCCAGCGACAACTGCGCCCTGTTCGTGCCAAACCTCGTTGACAGTTACGATTAGAGATTGACCATTCTCTAGCATTTCCTCTAGATCAATTACTCCGAGGTGGTCTGATTTGTAAGCTATTCGATAGCTAACGTCTTTTGTTTTCATATTGTTTTGTTTTTTGTAAAGTTACACAATTAGTTTACTTGTTTACCGTAATTGTGATGAACGGTTGTTATTGGTGATGAGTGGTAAATGTCTTAGTATCTTTTCAAGTACTCTAACAGTAATAGAGTTACCAGCTTGTTTGTACGCTTGACTATCTGAAACGCAACTGAAATCAAACGTATCTGGAAAGTCTTGAAGTCTAAAACATTCACGTGGGGTAAGTCTGCGGATATTATATTGATCAATCACCCCTTGATTGCATTGTGTATCTAAAGTTTGAGCAACCTCTTTACCTACTCTACCTCTTCTTGTTTCTGAATTAGGCACACTAAAGTTAATCGAATCGTTTTCAGTTGCAGTTTCATAGCCTTTAGATGTTGCTGATTTGATTTTTAAAACATTCATACCTCTTGCGAGTTTATAATCACTAGCACAAATAGTTGAAGCAATACTTTCTTCCGTTCTAACTTCTGAATGATATCCATCTGAATTATTGACTAATCTATTAATGCATTCATCACTTAAAAAATACTTTTCATCAACTTCGCTTTCTAAAACATCTTTTAATCTAGTTGTTAAATGTTCTTCTTTTGGAAATTGAAAACTATTATCTTCATCATCACGAATACCTACAATAAACACACGTTCACGATTCTGAGGTACACCATGTTTCTTTGAGTTCAATACTTGCCAATAAATATGATAAGGTACTGAATCTTCGTAAGGAAATAAAATAGGCAATCCATTAACTGATTTACCACCTAACATATTTACCCATTCTTGGAACGTCTTGCCTTCATCATCTGAAAGTAAACCTTTGACATTCTCAAAGATAAAGAAACGTGGTTTATTCTTTTGTATAAACTCATGACTATTAAAGAATAGAATTCCCTTATCTGAGTTCTTACCTTCACGTTTACCAGCTAAACTAAATGATTGACATGGTGGTGAAGTCATGTAAACATCTAAACTTTCCGAAGGAATTTCACGATCGTAAACATCTTTAGGGTAATATTTAGGCTCTCCGTAATTGTGTACATAAGTTATTCGTGCATACTTATCCCAATCACAAGCAAAGATATGTTCGTGCTGTATTCCTAATCTACTTAACGCTTGATTAAACGCTCCAACTCCTGAGAAGTCGCTACCTACTTTTATCATATCTTTTCTTTTATCCATTGTCTAAACGCTTGTTGTAGTTCTATCTGTTGATCCATTGCTTCTAAGTCAGCACCTACCATCAGGAACGCATCGAAAGAACGTATCTCGGTTACTAGTCTATTTCGTTTCATCTTAGCTAGTTGTTGCATTGGTACATCTTCTAAGAAGTCTGCAAGTACTGGAAGTAGTTGAGCTGCTAAAAGTTTCTGTTCGTGTGTCATACCTGCTCAGCCTCCCATCCTGTAAGGTCTTTAACTGAATAACTAGGTATCATCATCTCATCTTCATTTGAGTAGATAGCTTCTTTAACTTGACCGAAGTATACCGATCCACCTAATGGCTTATCAAACTTCATTTGTAGCGTAATCGCTTTACCCATCGTCACATTGTACTTATCCATTATCTGAGTTACCGTTAACCCTGTAACATCAATCCGCTTATCTTTGAAAAAGTTTGTAACTACTTGCTGAATAGTTGACTTGCTTACGTTAAATTTATCTGACATCCGTTCAAGTGTTTGAAGGTGGAATTGAACAGCTATCTGTTCTTTCTCAGCATCTGTTAATTGTCTAAATGTCTTTCTCATCTTCCAAGTCTTTAACGTCAAACTCAATATACATTTTACCATCTAGTGTATAGTAGTCAACTGATCCATTATCGAAACTAACTACAACTGGATAGTCTTCACTCATATCTTTAATCCTTGCAACTGTACCCTTGCACTGGTAATGCTTTGAGTAAACTCTTTGTCCTATGGTCATAATGAAACAGGATTTAAAAATTTATCAAACTTATCAAATGCTGCAATATCACTAAACGATTGTCGCTCCATTATGCTCCCATCTATTAACCGCATTACTTCAATTGTTTGAGTCTCAGGACACCAGTTCGCAGTAATATTTCCCTTTTTAAGTTTAGCTAATCGTTTCTCAGTTATAAACCATTCATAACCATATTGGTCAAGCCAAACCTGATCGTTACCAAAATTTAATCGTTTGAATCCTCTCTCTATTGTATCTTTATATTTTATCATCTTATTCTGATTTAAAGGTTTCGTTGTAGTATTGTTCTGCTTCTGATTCCCCATCTCCGCCACAACAAGAAGCCTGAATTATCTGCTGCTTCTCCATTTCTTTGGCTTGTTCAATAACCTGTTTATAATTATCCCTTCCCATTTCAATTTGAATTAAATTATTAAAAGATTTTGAGTCCATTATTTGTAGTTGCTCATCTAACCATTCTATTGCTGTTTGTTTTACTTTTGGTTTATAACCTTCTTTTAAACTCATAATAATTTCAGCTCTTATCTTAGCTTCTTCTTTATCTGTCATAACTATTTATTTACTTCGTTTAATTTGATTCTACGTATCTCATTCATAAGCTCCACGTTATAAGTTGTGAAGTGTTGCTTTCTGTTAGCATCGTTAACTCCCATTGGAGGTGTGTAAGTGTTCTCTACTGTTGTGGGCTTGGTGTTTTTGTTAAGCCATTTTTTTAGATTCATAATGCTTTAATTTCATTAATTACTTTGTCGATTGATTCTTGTACTCGAAGTGTGTTTAGTCTGCATTCGTGGTATTGCTTTGATACGCTTAATACGTCATATGAACAGAACTGCTTGCCCTCTCTTACGATCAATAAGAGTTCGTAAGCGTTACTCATCATTCCTTGCCATAACTCTAACTCCTTGTAAAGTTGATGCGCTGTGTTAATTAATTCTTTCATGATTGTAATTGTGTTAAAGTTAATGTTTCTATTTCTTGGTAGCGTTCATCTAATAAATGACTTACATCTATACCAGCTATTAATAATTCAGATATTTCAATGCATCCTATATCTTCTGGATTCCATTTACCTATAACGTCAATATCAACGTCATCTAGTTGTATTATTATTTCGTATCTCATTGTTCGTTTTGTTTAAGTGTAAAGTAATAATTTTCTGCAACGTCAATTGCTAAAGTGATTTGATTAGCTGAAATCCAATCTCCTTGATTAATATAAAATTCTTTGATTAATTCTAGTTGTTTAATTGTCTCGTTCATATCTTTTGTTTTTTGTTTCAACAAATATATGCCTACTGTTTTAATTAAAAACAATAAATGTGATGAACGGTAAAATATAATGATGAGTGGTAAATGTATAATACTCTTTACAAAACTATACGTTTTTGCATATACTATTTAGCATTATGGCATTTTTATACGAGATTGCATATAAAAAACCCCCACCAAACGATGAGGGCTTAACCTAACTTAAAACAAAAACTCTATGAAGAGCCAAATGTACAATTTATTCTCCGATTTCGAAGTGCATCCAGTCCATATTCTTTTCTCTACCTAAAGAAATAAAACCATGCTTGTAAAATATATCAATCATTGGTTTATATTCTGGTCTTGCAAATCTTGCTGTCTTACTAGTTTCTTTTAATAGATTTCTTTGCGGATCTAAATCTATGGCGCACCCCCAAGAATGTCTACTTAATTGTGTACCACCTCGCATAAGTCGATAGTTAAAACAACCTCCGTACTTGTTTATACCAAGTCGATTAATTTCCTCTAATCCGTAGTGCGCTAATATATCCTCAAATACTGCTAGGAATTTATCAGCAACTAGCTTATGACATCGCATCTTACTGACTGGTTTACCATCGTATAGGAATGGATAAGGTAAAATAATAGTTTTTAAATACGTTCCCTCAGGATTAGGTGCGCCATATTTGGCAATCATTTCTTTAGTTGTTAGCATCTATTTACATTTAGTTGTTTAGTGTAACCTATCTTCTATACTTAATCACCGATATTACAAGCCCAATAAACATGCATACGATAAGTATTCTCCAAGGGAATGACTGTTTAGCTATTTGTTTCGTTTCTTGACGTGTAACGTATCTAATTGTTTCAAATGAATCTTTCTTTGTCTTGTATATTAAACGCTCTTGTAAACGTGTCTTAGGTACATAAACAGTATTAAACTGAATGATTGTATCAAACTCAGTTACAACCTTTACCCATTCATTGTTAATGAAGATAGAATCAATCTTAGTAAGTCTGATCGTGTCCGAATTAGTTTCTACCTTCAATCCTTTCTTAATTGCTTTATTATAGTGATGCTGAGCACTACATGAAGTCATGAATATAAGCCATAAAAGACTTATTAAACAAGCCCAAATGAAGGCTAGTAGATGGTTAAAGTTTATTTTCATAAAGGAAATTTTCGTGAATCAATTATTTTATTTGATGTTCTTACACCATCTGATTGTGTAATACATACGTCAATCGTTAGTATTCGACCTCCCATTGGTTTAGGTGGTGCGCCTCTTTCAATATGCCAACCTTTTGAGCCATCTTCGTATTCTTCTTTGTAAGCTCCAGTGATCATGAGATGTAGGTCTTTATGTTCAATCTTAAACCCTGTCTTTGAATGATTTTTTATTGTTTCCCTCACATCGTTTCTTGATGAGTTTTCGTGAATGTGTCCCATTGTAAACACGTCAAAATCTTCATACATTTCAAGTGAACGTGTCAAGTTGATTGCTCCTTTTGTAACTACGCCACCACCACCTGAGCCATGGAAATATTTTACCTTGGTCAATGCCTCGCTAGTTGTACCATGATATTTTTGTCTAATTAAAAACCATCCACCATAACCGCCCGTTTGAACAGTTGTGTTATTGGTGTAATTAAGTAGGTCAACAAACCTTTGAAGTATATCTGTTTCTTGCCATTTGATTATAGCTGTTTCGTGATTACCGTAACCGATAACAGTTAATAGATGTGCATAAGGTGACCACCATTTTACAGCTGTTTCAACTACACTATCTAAATACTTTGAGTTGTTATGCTCTGGTCTAATATCAGACTTGCTGCTACGCTTATCACCTCTACCTTGCATTAAACAAAACATATCACCGTTTATCATGATAGGCATATTCTCTTTAACGCAGTAATCTAGATGTCGCTTTAAATAGTCCCAATCACATTTAGGATTGTCCCAGTGTATATCAGAAAGCATTGCTACTTGTACGTGTTTACCCTCTAGGCATAGCTCATGGATGTTCTTGATGTGCTTGGTTACTTTCATATTTGATCGTTAAGTTTACCCAAATATACACTATCTAAGTTGATCTCGCTTCTTTTTTATATTTAAAGCAAATTTATACACATCCTCGGCTTGAGTAATTATTCCTTTTTTACCTAGTGACTTTTGATTTTCATCTATACTGGTTATCTCTGTATAGATTGGAACAACAGCGCAAAGCCAAACACCATACTTCCATCCTGTTATAACATTGATTAACAACCCAACCGTTAAAAACACAGCATAACCAATTACCTTTGCAAACACATCTGAAAACCTATTAGATGTAATTTTTTCGCCTCTATGCTTAGCTGCTTTTCTACCTAGATAAGTGTCGACAATGACAAAGATAAAAACAAGCATAGCTACGTAGATAGCTGGTGCAAAGAATGAAGCTATAATCGGCAAAGTGTGAAGTACTGAGTTCGTTAGTTGGGCTTTGAAGGTCATAGCGGCAAATCGTATTGTTTAGGAACAAATATAATCATTTCTAATTCTTTAATCCAATCAAATTGAGTGTAAACATTATTCTCAATTTCTTCAATCGAGATTATCCAATTATCGTTAGCGTCTTGAATAGGATTAAAATAGCTATCCTCATCAAATAGTTGACCTACTAAAGAATCCTTTTGTTCGATTGTCAAAAGCCCTACATAAATAGTCTTTTCTTCTTGTGTTAATTGTGATATTCTCATTATACTTGTCTTCCTAAAGTTGTTTGAAATGTTTGTACTGCGGTGTTTAGATTTAATGATTCTGTGTCGGTTAAGCCGTCACCAATCGAAGCAAAAGCTGCTTGACGATTTGACCAATAATAAGAATTGAAAGAACCCGCTTGATTCATTACTGATAAGTATAATGGTGAAGTTGACCGAGCCGATGAATTTTGTGAATAAGTTGTGTTTATTGAATTTCTGCTATTTATTATTTGTGTTGAATTATTACGTCTTAAACAGAAAAATCCATCTCCCCTAGCAAAACCAATATTTTCAGTAATTATTCCTGCACCATTGACACTAAAATAGTTTTTATTATCTAAGACAAATCTATTTAAAAAGTATAAACCTGATGTAAAACCACCATTTGAAGCACCAATATCACACCCGCTTGAAGAGTTAGTTCGTGAATAAAATGAAATATGTGTGCTATTCAAAGATAATGAAGTATTAGGAATTAGTTTAGTGTCTGCGTAAGCATTTGTACCGTTAGGTGTTGCGCCATTTGATGAGTGAGTCCATCCACCATTAAACACTAATCTAAACGCTGCATCCGTATCTAGTGGATTCTTTAAATTGAATTTGTGACTTGAGGCAGTACCACCAACAAATGGATAAAGAGCTTTCATTTTAGTCCATATACCGTTAGCCTTCAACGAAACAACTAACGTATTAATTGCAGTTATTTGTGTTGGATTAGTTATTCCCGCAGCAGTAATGAACGCTTGTGCGTCAGGGTCAAGTGAAGCAAACTGCCAAACCAAAGTACTTCCGATTCTAACCTCGTTTACTTGAGTGCTTCCTATCTTACAGTTGGTTATATCTAAAGTTCCAATCTTCATTATACAATAAAATATAAAGTACTTGCGTTTGGTGTTATTGCTGCGTATTCAGCTGAAGTCAAAGTTTGAATAGCATTCGTGTCATAGGTAACTCCGTCATGCGTTGGTATAACCGTTATATTTCCACTACCTAAAATAGTAGTAGAGTTTATCGTTTTTATATTCGTTCCGCTTGTTAAAGTTGCTTGAATTCCAGCAGTTGCTAGACTTTCGTTTTTCCAAAGCGAAGCACCTGAATCGTATTGAAGCAAATCATTATTAGCCACCGAAGCAATCGAAACGTTATGAAGTTCATCTAATTCATAACCGTTATCAACTTTAACAAATATACTTCCTTGTGTAATGTGAGCCGAAACAACATAACCAACTATTATTAAATGATTAGGTGCAGATGGTTTTACATTTGTAACTCTACCAGCAACAGTTGGGCTTAAATAAAGAATATCACCATCCACCCACGTTTCACTTTGTATGCTTCCCGTTGTGTTTATGTTTCTGATTAATCCGCTTGTAGTAATGAATCCCTCTTGATTGTTATTGATTGTTTCAGTAACTAGTCCAATAGTTTCAGCACTCAATAAATCAGTTGTAGCTTGTGCTAAATCAACTTTTAATCTTTGACCTTGCGCACCCGTTACCCTTACCGCTTGGTAATTTGCTTCTAATAAATTAACGTTTGTCGCTGTTTTATTAACTACTCTCAAAACTTGCTCTTGACCTACTTGTAAAGTAACGTTTCCACCTTTTAAACCTAAGTCAACAGTTCCATCCGTATCATTCCACCGCATTACAGCAACTCCAGCTGTACCCGTTGGTGCTTGGTCAAACTCTATTTGTCCCGACTTTAATTCAAATTCTCCTAAATCAACATCAGCAGTCGCACCCGTATAAGGAACTTTATTAGCTAAAGCGTCAAAAACTGCGTTGCTTGTTACGGGATTTAAACTGCCGTCTGTAACCGCATCTTCTATTGGAATATTTATATCATTATTGCCATACTATGTTAAATGTTTCATCTATTAAACTTGGTACTGTTACGCTTGTAGTCACTCCGTTTATTATAAAGTTATAAGTTGTATCAGGTAGTACTAAAGTCCCACCACTAGCAACTGTATCTGTATATGTACCATCTGAATTTTCAACAGTTGCATCTGCACAAATATTACTAGGAATAGTTGCAGCATCGCAAGAAGTCATATCGTTAGGAATCAACACATCAAACGAAGCAACCCATCCAGCTAAGTAGTTTTCAAATCTTTCGGTAAATGGTTCGATATTTGGATTTCCGTCTAGCTGATATAAGTTAGTAAATAAGTCACCACTTTCTAACACCTTAAGCAAACGAGCTATAACAGCAAACTGAGTATTCAACACGTCTTGTTCGTTATCGTTACCTCTGAATTGTCCTAGCGCAGTATTGTCAATTGCATCCTTTGAGATATCGACAATATCCATAGCCATAACCGATATGTTATATCTGAATACATTTCCCTCCATTGTAGCGTTATTTACTACAACATGAGAAAGTGGAAAAATCGTTTGTTTCTTAAGGTCTACACGAAAGATATCACCATACGTAATAGTGTTGACAAAAGCGTCTTGAGCTAACTGAACTCTAATTTTTTCCGTTATGTTGTAAAAGCCTTGCATTTTATTTATATATTTGTAAAAACATAAAGTATGAAAAAGTTATTATTATTATCAGTTGTTGCTCTTACATCATGTGGTAAGTTCAAATTTGAAAACAAAGTACAAGGTACTTGGAAGATGTCCGAAGCACGTTTAGAATCAATGTCTTCATGGCAAACAATCCCACAATCAGAACCCGAAGTAGTTATTACGGAATCGCATATTTCAAACCCTTGGAATACATCGTACACCATTGTAAATAAAACATTAGTATTCAATAACCAAACTATTAAAGTTGAAGTCAATAAAAATACTATGTTATGGGTTTTTGAAAACACGGATTCTTTAAAGTTTACTCGTTAATACTTGGTTATCTTAACGAAAGAACCCGAAAGAAGCAATCCGTTTTGATTTGTTCCTGAAGCGTTCGTTGTTGCAACTCCCAATATTGACGTTGTTAATATAGACGCTTGTATTTGTCCATTTGTACAAAGTGCTTCTATTTTAATGTTACCCGTAAGTAATGTTGCAAAACCCGTAATTGTATACACACCTACTGATGCGTAAGTTGTTGCCGCTGTTATTCCTAGCGTATTCTTTAGAACTGTTATAGTCGGTGCGCTTGTTCCCGTTTGAGTTATTAACGCTTCCCAAACTAAGCCACCGTCTAGCTGTTCACCCGTCAACTTTCTACTACCAAACAAACCACCGCCTAAGTCCTCACTAACTTCGATTAGATCGGTAGCAGCTAGTACACCCGTAGAATGTGCAGTTAATTCACTTATTCTTACTTCCGCCATTTTCGTTTAATTTAGTTAGGAATACAGTTAACTTAATAATATTTTCCTCTTTTGGTTTATAGTTCTTTCTCATAAGTACCACCCACTTAGGTTTATATCTCTATCAGGATTTATATCCTCATTACTGTTTGTATTATACTGAGGGTATAAGCTGTTATTATAACACATATAGTCAACAAATCGTTTCGTATAATTCTCTGCTATGCTTCGTTCTTTTTCAACTAAGAAATCTACCTCCTCTTTACTTACCGATTCGCTATTTTCTGAACCATGCTTATAAACCCCTTTATTTGCGATTGTATAAGCTGCGAAAGGTAAATACTCAACCATCGCCCAATGTATCAGCATAGGCTTAATATACGTGCTTACAAGCGTTGAGTAAGGTACAGCTAAAGTACCTGCTACTATATCAGTACTAATCTTATTGTAAAGGTCACTTCCTAAGTAATTTTGAATGTGAATGTCTTGAGCAATCTTAATGTATTGAACAAATTTATCAACGTCAACATTACCGTTAAGTGATGTGCTTTTAGTTAAATCTTCTTTTGTTATGAATAGAGCGGTAGCCATTATTGAAATCTTTTATTTGTTGGTAAAAAACCCTCGTAAGGCATATCTTTAGGAGCTGTATAAACTCGTTCATCGTTTACAGCCTTACCGTTTTTGTCCTTGTCAGTTAATGGAACAATCTCACCAGCTTTACGAACCTCAGCTGGTGTATATTTTCTTGCAAGTGGTGAATTAGCATCTGATTTTTTAAGGTAAGTTTCACGAACCCATTTATGACCACAAGCACCTCCACCTTTATACAACCAAATAGAATAAGTATCAGCACCCTCAGGACCCCAACCTTTGTTAACTACTTGCGCACCCATTTTTATGATATCCTCTTTACGGTAAACTTTATCCGCTTGAATCATTCGTTTGCAGAAGTCACGTGAATTAGTGTTAATCTCTCCCGTATATCTATATCTCGATTTGAAGATATTACCGTCTTGCTCACTTGAAGCATTAGGTCTAGCTGTTCCTGTACTTACGAAATCCCAAACTTTAGAAAGTAAACTCTTTTCACCTTTATTCAACGATTCTAAGTAAGCATCTTCTTGTTCTTCTAAGTCATAGTCAACATCTTGTGAATCGATAAGCTCCCACCCTTCCAAATCATCGTCAGCGTACTTATCTAATTCATTAAATATCTTCTCATCTACTTGCTTACTCATCGCAACTTCCTCAGACTTTTGCTCATCCGCCTCGATGTCTTCAAACAAGTTCAAACGTCTAAAGAATAAGTCTAAGCTAATATTGTTGAACGCTAAAACCTCAGCAATAGCATCTAAGTGAATGTCTTGTTGTGGTCTGATAACTGTATTGTGAAAATACTTAGCAGCTACTTCTATTTCATCAGCATTAGAGCTGAATCCTTGACCGTCAGGAGAAATTCCCACAAGCATAGGTGAAGTAATACAATGACCTACTAATATTTTATTTCTACACTCAGTCGATAAGTAGTTGTAATGATCGGGAGCATCGTTTAATGGAATATCGTCTACCGTTGTTTTCTGCTCCTGGTTATTGTTGAAAGATACGATTACCTTTTGACCTCTAGCACCCGTTAACTTACCTAGTACCTTTTTAGCTTGAATCTTTTGTTGTTCCTCAGTTGGTACACCGTTATTAAAGTTAACTACCTTTGTACCGCTAAATCCGTTATCTACATCATTAATTAAATACTCAGATATACGTTCTTCAAGAATACAATAGTCTAAACATGGTTCGTAAGCAACAGCTGAGAAGTATTTTCTACCTACTGACTGCGCTCCAAATACAACTAATTCAATCCCTTCGTTAGACGTTCCGAAAGATGGGATTCGTTTAGGTGGAAATGCTTTAGTATCACTCCAATTATCAGAATAATAATAACCAGTTATATTACCATCTTTATCGCACTTCTCAGGTCTAATTAAATTGATAGGCATATATTTTACCTTGACAATCTTATTGTGTGCTTTATTGTAGATTAATTGATACGCTCCTTGTCCTAAGTGATATAGATTATCTCCAGCAGCTCTTAAGTCATGAGGCCTAAACAACGATAACATTTGAGCAAAGTCATTAGGTCGCTTGTTTGCGTTCTTAGCATACAATCCTCTACCATACATTAGACGTGCAATGTTGTTGATAATAGAACCGTTTGTTGTAGAGTTACGTCTACGATCAATTAACCATGTATAATAGTCATTTTCAGTTCCGTATTCAACCCATTTATCTCTACCGTCTTCAATAATCTCAGGTTGAGTATAAGCTGATAACTCTAAAATATGTGTGTTATTATTCATAAACTATAAATTCGTTATCCGTTGTGTTTTGAACATACTCCCCATTATTGATTGTGTATGTTGTAGCAGATTGATTAGTGCAAAATATTTTATCTTTGTAAACTACATTAGCACCGTCTAAAACTGTTAGCGTGTAAGTATGACCTTCAACTAATGCAATGATTTTAGAGATAACTGCATAGTAATCTAATTGAGTTATCGTAATGTTATAAGTAATAGAATCTCTAGTTGTTTCATCGGTAATAATCATACTATCCGCTGCGAATTGTCGAGGGATAATTTTAAAGGTTTGCGATGTAGCTTGTTCTCTTAATACTAACATATATAAGTATAACTAAAAAGTAGCAAAACTGTTTTAAAAACAAAAACCCC